GTACGACATGCGTCTAACGATGCCATACTTTGTTGTAAAGACCATCTTGCAATTCTGATCCCTTGAAGATGGGGTCTGCTGGTAATCCATAATAGTCAGTGCCGGCAGATTGCAAGCTTGCGGTCAATGTATCTGTGTATAATGTTTTGTTGTTGAAATCTGTGTTCTTCATTCCACACCCACTGCAGTCACCAGGCAAACCTGCTGCCCATGCAAGGTCATTACCTCCATTAGAGTAACTTTCTTTTTTGTACAAATAATAGTATGCGCCAACAAAAAGCACAATTGCTAAAATAGCAACTCCGATCATCATAGCTGTTTCCATGGTTTTATATTCGGAAATGAATAAAATGCAAAAGTTATAAATAACGAAATATAGGTCACATGAAGAAGTATACAAAATATACCGGGATGAAAACTGGCGGCGCAACGAAGGTTGTCGGCGGCGATGAACGTTTCAAAGATCAAACAACGATCAAGTTGGTGCCTGAAGAGGTATCAGAGTGCTCACTCGTGCGCAAAGGTACAACAAAAGGTACATGTTTATCGGATCAAGCAATTGCATTTCTCAGCAAGAAAGCAGGAATTGATCTTGGAGCACCGGATCATGAAGTAGTAGAATCGCTGAAGAAGCGTTACTCGGTGCACTCAGACAAAGATTTAGTTGATGTGTTGCCTGATGACTTAGCAAAAAAAGAAATCAAAAACTTCAAAATAGACGGTCCGAGCGGTGTTGAACTGTTGAGCAACACAGATATTGACATGATTCTTGCGCAGTGGCAAACCGCATTTCCTGACTTCTATCCATACAACTTCAACATGCGTGATTACACACAATATTCGTTTCGAAATGGACATGTCATCAATGAGCCCGACACATTAGCAACTGTTGATCCTATGGAATTATTTAAGTCCACATCGCCAATAAAATGTTGTGGATGTATCATCAACAGTGATTTCTATCACGGTCAGGGTAAACATTGGATGGCACTGTTCGCAGATAATCGTGGATCAGAACCAACTGTGGAGTTCTTCAATAGTTCAGGTCGTGCACCGGATGTTGAGTGGGTCTCTTGGTTGAATCGCGCGAAAAGAGGCATCGATGAAAATAACAGATCGCTTGTTGCATCAGGAAAAAAGAAGTTGGCGCGCATCGTCTACGGTAACATGGTGCAACAATACTCGATGACTGAATGTGGTGTTTACTCACTATTCTACATTTGGGGAAGACTTAACAGAACACCTGCAGAGTATTTTGAGCGCAATCATATCCCTGATGAACTAATGTTTGAATTCCGTGCACACTTATATAATGGATACTCAACAAAGGCGGCAGACAAATGGTCATACGACACATTCAAACAAAATGTACATATCAAGTGGGATCATGCATCTGGTCACCGTGAAGGCGAGCATTAGCGAGTTGAGCATTAGCGAGTTGAGCATTAGCGAGTTGAGCATTAGCGAGTTGAGCATTAACGAGTTGAGCATTAGCTAGTTGAGCATTAGTGCGCTAAAGTTTATTACGATGATATTCATCATCATTCGCAGTAAGAATGAGCTCACCGCGTAAACGATACTCGATAGTAGCATCAATCAAGTGACCAAGTTGTTCTTTTTTGTAATGATCGGCATATTCTGCACGCAGATCATCTTCGCATTTTATATCAAAAGATCTTCTCTTATCATTCGCAAATCTATCATTGCAGTATAAATCGCTTAATGATCCTATCGGGTTATATGCTCCATATTTTTTGTTGTAGTAATAAACGATACTTTCGTCCTTGTAATCATCGAAAGAGAGACTTGAGTCGTCGAAGTTACCCTTGAGTATCCAACATTTGAGAGTATCATCATGTCTGATAACATCGAAACATTCATACTTTGTTGATTGACATCCAGACTGTTTATATACTTTGGCACCAGGAACTATAACTTTGCGATTGCACCATATTCTGCCATTGCCACAACAATTACCTTTTCCTTCTCTCACAAGATATTCAGCGCACATGTTTTTATGTTCATCATGTACAGATGTTCAAATTTGATCATGTCCATCTCATATTACACATGTATAATGCCCAGACTTAGCCTCACAGATGATCTTAGCAAGCTACCCGGAACAATACCCGATGCGCGGTATGTCTTTTCATGGAATCAACTATATATGACGGGTCATGACGACGATCAATGGTTTGTATTTAATATCGATGCCCATGTGTATAAACAAGTAACAAAGTTCTGTACTATTCAAGAGTTGAAGAAATGTTCACGAATACACATATGTGAAGGAAGTAGATTTCGTTACGTCAATTATAAGATTGATCACTGGGTTGATATCATGATCATAAATTTTGATGTGGATAAAGTTAAGGTGTACCGAAAAGGTATACACACGGCGTCTGCAAAATATGGTCAGTTTCTTGTATGCAAAAACACGATTGATAGTTATATAGGTTTCAGAAATGGCATATATATCAAATATTTTATCAAAAATGTCAACCTATACACAAACAATATATTCATGAATTACTCCGATCGGAAAGAAATCGTGCAGTGGTCGGATATCACACACATATTTAGTGGGCCACATTTCGAGATCGATGTAAAACATTTGTTAAAACCCGAGATGAACAAAAAAATAAAAGACGCGATGGCACTATTAAATCATTCGATGAAAGTATGTTCGTGTAGCATAAGCGATGTAACAATAGTATGCACAGAAGAATAAGAGAGACGATGTCTTTTATTTTTTGTGTATATCTTTGCGGGTGGTGAGCTCTCATTGTCTACTTACCCTCTTCATCTTCGTTGTCGGCTGATTCACGTTGACGGTCTGCTTCGATTCTGATTGCTGCGGCCTTCTCATTGTATTCACGTCGTTCCTTATCATCCATAGAAGTATATTCAGCGAATGTCAACTCATGCTTTGCTTTGTTAACAGGTCCATATGATTTCATACGAATACCAACATAGTCGAAACCTGATTTGAAGTCACCAAGTGCACTTGTGCTCAAGTAGTTTTCTGCTTTCGATGCATTGATCGAATCTTTGAACTGTTTAACGGCCCAGTTACTATAATCTTCTCCGAGCTCTGATGCACCAATAGTATAAATAGGACTGATAATGATTCTTTCGTAACAGTATCTGAACGATTTGTCTTGATCTTTTCTAAATTTTCGTGTCTCTTCTTTGATAGTATCGCATGGTACATGATTCAAGTTACCACCATAGTCGGTCATTAACTTTTCGTAATAGTAAGTCATGATGCTTAGCACAGCGTTCAAGTGCAATGGATCAGATGTTAACTTGCTTTCGATCTCTGGATCAATGTCATGTTCGTGAGGTTTATTTGGATCAGGGTTCTCAGTGAACTTAGACTTTGCTTGTGTAAAATACACACGTCTCCAGAAACCGTGATCTGTATCAGATGATCGAATGATAGGTTCGTGATTGCTAGTGTTGAATGCACAGCAATGCAACCAAAAGTTCTCTTGAAGACCATAAAGATCACGCCCGCTTTGTGCGTTGTTGTTAATGATGTTCTTAACTTTCTCAGAGTTCAATACATCAGAGCCAGAACCTTCATCGAAGATGACAAGTGTCTTACCCTTTGCTTGCATGAACGCACTATCAGCTTCATTTGCTTTGCCCGATTGACCAGTCAATAGTGCCATCTTGATTGATGCACAAAGATTGAGGCCGATAGCGTTTTGAATAAAGTTCATCGTCGCTGTCTTACCATTTGCACCACTACCTAAGATGAACAACATTTTACCTGTTACTTGTCGTCTATCGAGACCTGTGCTCGCCATGTACCACACAAAATCACACACATCTGGATCGCGATATACTTGACTAAAGATCTTTTTTACCCGCATTACAGCACCTGAGTATTCATCATATGGTACATATGATGCAGCCGTGTGCAACATGATTGGATACTCATGATGTTTAGCGATGAGCTTACACTTCTTGCCGACCTTCAAGATGCCGTTTGCAACACCAATGATCTGAGGTGCTTTGTCTAGTTCTTCGATGAACTCTCTTCTCTCGAAGTATAATTCTGCTGCACGAGTGATCTTCTCAACATATGAAATATCGTTCAACTTCGACAGCGTTGCCTTAAAATTCTTCTTGATGACTGCCCAATGTTTTGCTGCTTCAGCATTTTCTGCGGGATTAATGTTATCGATCTTATCGTTGATATACTTTGTGCCTTCGTTCGACAGTGCGGCTGTGTAGTTTTCCATGATGTATTTTTTGAATGATGTTGCATCAGGTTCTGCTCGCCACTTGTATATTTCGCCATAACGATGTTGATCTTCAGGCATGATGAAATTATACCAACACTTTTTCATCGTTTTGGCGTTCTTATAATCTACTTGTGATCCGAACACATACTTATGGGACAAGATATTGAAGAGTAGTTTAGCGTGTTTTCCATGACCGAACTGACCTGATGTTTCTACCACAAAATCGATGAGCATCTTATAGTAACAGAACGCATCGATCTCTGCGAACTTGATCGGATTCTCTTTTTTCGCCCAATACATGATTGATCGTTTTGTGATTTTCTTAGTCTTTTGACCCATAGAAAGATCTGCCCATGTCTTCTCGAAGTAATCTTTGTCATACTTCTTTGATTTTTTAGAGAACCATTGTGCAACACACTTGAACCTATTGCTGATTGATGACAATGCACACAGTGTCTTGAACCATAGTTCATAGTCATCATAATATTTGCTGGGCAAGATGTTCAATAATTTTGTGATATATGCAGCTTCGGGGTTTTGAATGCTGATCGTGTCGATGTCGACAGTGTCTTCATCTTCCTCTTCGGCCGCTTGTTGAGCCTCTAAGATGGCCATCTCTGCTGATCCGATATCAAGATCGCGCGGAACATCATAGAACATATTCTCATACTTGGGATGTTCAAGAGCAAGCACCATGGGACCAGATACATGTGGCCACACAAAAGGATTACGATTGCACCCTGGCTTGTTCATCTTAAACTTAATTTCACCAGCAAAAACAATCTTATGTGGCTTCTTACCAGCATCTGGTTTCTGTGATCCCGGTAATAAGATAGGTACTACTGCTGCATGCGCATCTAACCATGACGCGAAATCAGACGATGTTTTATATACTTCGTCTTCACCGAGTGGTGCAGCAGAATCAGCTGCTAGGATCGCAAATTCAACAAACTTCGCAGCGAGCTGTTTGAAGATATATTTTCTAAACATCTTAGATACTCTGATCGATGGGAACAAAATGTGCACACCCTCTTTATAGAGAATGTTGCCATGTTCATCGTATTTTTCTGTTCTGCTGATCTCTTGACGTCTAGTAACAAATAGTCTGTGTACGAACACGTGCGATGGTTTAACGATCTCGATAATAAACTCGAAAATCTGATCGGCTAGATCGAGAAAAAAGTTATCGTTATAAACATCTTGACTCGACGTCTGCAAAATATCTAAGTCGATCATGATACCACGAACATCTGTGCTTCGTTCGTATGTATGCATCTCGGCAGATTTTTGAACACATGCATCATAGTGATCTAGAAATTGACTGACCGCTTGTGGAGGTACGAACCAATTACCTGATAAAATATCATATGCGTTGCACTTTGCTGATCCGGGCTCAACAGTTTCAACATTTTTTGTGATGAACTCCTTGAATTGTCTAACCTCGGATATAAACTTTTCTTGTCTGTTCATTTTGATTGATACCTATATAGATAATAATATTTTAAGTTACAAAAATTATGCCAGCAACGGTATACATTAATCATGCTAAAACAGTTAGGCATCGCCATCGGCATCATGATCGTTCTGGTCGTGATCATCATCTTCCTGAACAAGAAGAAAGAAAACTACAATTCTAGCCCTTATCAAATTCTTGACTATGTCAACAACAGAAAGAGCTTCAACTCCAAGACACCTATCGCATTGAGATAAATACTAAGCCGTATCCAGGCGGTCAGTAAGTACGTAGCAAAAAAAATACACAAAGAGTAGATACGACATAATAACGCGATACATATGGTCTAGAAAACTAGATCATACAAACCTGCGCGATCTTTAGCATCATCTCTTGGTGCACTTTTTTGAGAAATAACATTACTAGCACGGGTAGTGACAGTAGTAGTTGATTGAACACGTTGAGCAAAATCGCTCATCTTGAGTCCTGGACTTACTTCGAAAACTTCGAAATCAGCATAGGTCATCTTTTGTTCTTCAATTACGGACATGTTTAGAGGGAATATTTGGAGCATCGACATTCAATTTTATTTTTTGATACACGCATCGCGCGAGTCATAATCATGAAGTTCATCATTGTTGATATTGATCATACCCACCTAGAAGATTTACATGTCTCCGGAGAGAACTATCTTGCAGGCGATGTGATGGCTGCATGGCAAAAATATATGCTCGATCCATCGGCAAAATTCGATTTTGCTGATAACAAACTAGATGACTTGGTCGGTTTGTCCGAATGTTGTGGTGATGTGTTGGCACGAAATGAAGCGATCAAACAAATCTTATATGGTGACTTCGGACTGCGCGCTATCAAGCTCATCTCTCGATCATCTGCAATCAGCGATTCAGGTCGCGTGAATCAAGATTTGGCGCTCATCAATAAGAAGCTGTGTGAACTCGGTATCGGATACATCTCCGAAAAGACATATCTTGTTGATAGCTTAGCGCAGTACAGACTGCTTGTGCGCGATTATATGGATTACATCTTGACAGTGCGCATGTCTCGACAAATATGGAACTTCATCAACAAGTACTTACTCGACAGCTTAGACTTTTGCTACTTGTTGGATGAACAATCATACACATTGACAACTACTGACGATGAACATACTGCCGAAGAATACGAGTCAGGCGATGAGACTGGCGGAGAGAATAATCTCTCGACAAGAACAGAAGAAGACTCATCCGACGATGAGGACGAAGAATAAATGTCGATGACATGTCATCGATCGCCAGTCATCGACAGTATATGTTTGATCTCTAAAATTGATCATCTTTTTTGCTGACCAAAAAACAACAATGATACCGATCGGAGAATATTTCATATGTTATGAGCTACTCAACATTTGTGCACGACTTGCATATGCTGCTTACAAAGCTCGTAAGATACGCAGACACAAAAGAATGTTTGAATCACTTGCAGATGAACTTAGCGAAATCGAAATCAAACCGCTGGCGCTACTGGTAATATTAGTTTGCATCAAACATTTGATCATATGGTATAAGTCGCCAAAATTGATTGATCAGTGATCAAGCAAAAAAATGATCATCACAAACATACTTTACCCAGTGTTGTGCCTGATATATATCGATATGTTCGTTATGATAGGAAGGATAACATACGTATGGTACAGTGAACGTGGTGCTTTCGAGTTTTACAAAGATGATCCAATAGGCGCAATATATTTCGAGAAAAACAACTTGTCAAATATAATCGTAGAATTATTTTTGTTAGGTCCATACTATAAAATTATGATTCTTACTGCTATGTATGCGTTGGTATATACATATGGCATCTGATCGTTCTTTTTTTTGTGATTTGCAACGACGTCATGTCACAAAAAATAAATGTTGACAACCGCACAAAGAAACGAACTTAAAGCCCTCGCAAAGAGAGAACAAGAAGCTAACTCCATGAATAGATATTCGTCGAGACTACAACAAGTCAAAGAAGTTATCGGCATTCGAACATCGACAACTAAAATTGAATGATGCGCCGACTATTACATAAAAAAATGTTATCACAAGAAGACGCACAAAGAATGATGAAAGCAGAAAAGATCGACTCTAATGAGTTGAGAGAGTTGTTCATGAAACAGATCAAAGATCAGATCAAAGATCAGAAGAGGGACAATGGTATCGAAGAATACTTTGATGTTCCTTCATATGATTTCTATGAAACTGCGACAAGACAGTATCGATCAAACAATTTAACTACGTTGAACATGGCACGCAAGCCATATGGAGGGTATAGACCTAAACATTACGGATCGTATGATACATACAACTCATACGATCATGGTGCCGACTATAGAAGTTTGCGCTTCGATAGTAAGTCACGTGGCCATGATTATAGTCGTTAGTATCTTCGCGACGTTTGCATTCATCGCGAGCATTTATTTTTTGCATATGAAATTCGAGAGGTTAATCGATAATAAATGGACTTGATTCACGTGAGAAGTATTGGTAAAATTTGCGATGAGAAATGTGAAATAGACACAACCATCGAAGATGAGATCTTACAAACATTAGACGATGCAGAGACATTTGTGTCAAGTATCGAAGAAACTAGGGGTAAAGCGTCAATAGATGCTGATGATGATTTTGATGTAGATGACTTTGGCGAAGGATTCGACACACTTACATCTGACCGCCCGGATATAGGATTCGGTGATAAGTACTTCGAGAACAACAAAAAAATCAATCACACTGTCAATTATTTCGGGACAGAAAACACAGACTCAATAGAAGAGTTCGACGATGAGAAAGCAGAAATCATTTATGAGATCGAAAAGATGATGGATGATCTTCGCGATGCCGAAGAAGATGTATCAAAGTTGCCAACTGTCACTGAAGATAATAAGTTGTCGGAAGTGAAAGCCGCATACAAAAAAGTAAAGAGACGATTTGACAACTTGCGTTATTCTAATGTTGGTGGGCACATCATCATGGGTGCATGTCAGGTGCTTGAAACTGTTTTCAATGGTCGAAGAAACTTGTTCGGCTATCGACCAACACTCAAAGGTTGGACAGATAAATTTGTGCGCGGTGAGATGAGATCCCTAAAAAGAGAATCTGCCAACATGGTATCGGAAAAAATAGAGAGCTATGGCTTCACCGAATTCTCAAAGATCATGATAACGCTTGTTCCCGGCATGATCGTATATGCAGCATCAGCAAAACCAACGGGAGATGGTACTAATGTAGGTGATGATGTAGATGCTCGCATGCGATTAACCAAATAACCTGCACGGACGGTAAGAACAGATGGTCGACATGTGATGAGAGCAGATCATGTGCGCTAGCGCGTCAGCGCTGATGATGAGAGCAGATCACCAGCATGCCATTAGATCTCACCGCGCGAACTCATCGTTCGCGAGCTCATTCCTCGACTGAAAATTCATCGACGGCGAACTCATCGCCTGTGCGCACTATTGTGCAATCGAAGACATGTGAAGGTATGTCGCCCATGTATTCTTCACCATCTTTTTTGAGTAAGATAAACACGATCTCATCGTGCGCATATTTTTTGATTAGCCCATTTACTTCTGTCTGAAAGCGCAAATCGTCGATGATGATTTTTGTGTCGCCAACATCACTTAGTGTCTTTTGCACGAAGTAATCATCGTTCATTGAACGGATGCATGTGGCTAAATTTATCATCACCTCTCGAACTGTGTATCCCGCGAACATATCACTTTGTGATTCTTTGACATCTAATTTTTTGAGATCATCGCAGTCAATGCCTAAAACTACTGATGAAATATCGCGCAAGTCGTGTGCGAACGATTTGATCGTACGATCTTCCGCGATCTTTGTTGTTAATGTTGTTTTGCCGGCACCATTATTTCCGGCGATAGCAATACACTTGTATTTATTGAGAAATTTGAACATGTTTTTTGTTGTAATAACACCATAGCAACACATCAATTTTGAATAACTATGGAGTATCGTATCGACAGAACAACATCAGAGTTGCACATTACAGGGCCGAAGTTCATCACTCGTCTCAAAAATTATGTATATCTTGGCAACATGGGACACTATTTGTTTTATGACTCAAGTAATGCTGTCGAAGTAACAACAGATTTTCGCACAACGCTCGAAGTAATATCGCAACACACAAATGTATCTGACTTCTTCAAGCGCTCAACACTTGTGTTTGAGGATGATTATATCATCGTGTTTGATGTAGACACAGATACTTTGGAGCGAGTTTCATCTAGTGCTGACCGACTCAAAGTAAAAAATAGAAGCATCGGAGAGATACTTTTGTGCAGAGGCGATGTCAAATCGTTGTCTGCCTCCGAGCTCATCGCTGCGGAAGATTCGATCAACGATATTTTATACACCAAGAATTTCGACCCAAAAAAGATTCATCATAGTCCATGTGGGTATCCTATCGGTGGTTACTATGTTCGCATCACCAAAGCACCTGAACGACCACCAAGCAATGCACGTGTCTTCACTATTTATGGCGAAGAAACACAGGATCCATTCATCAAGTTGAATTATTATAGTAAGTAAGTTATATATTCATATCCCACTCCCTCATTATCATCGCACTAAGAATGACATTACGAATTGGATATCATGTAAATCGCGAAGGAAGAACTTTGCTCGAAAGTATCAAACATGCTTATGAACACATTTCGAAAAAAACATCATCGATGAAACCATCGCCTAAATTTGTGTTTCAGGTGTTCATCGCGGGACCGAGATCATTCACGCTGCACACTGTTCCAGACAGTGAGCTAGAGGAGCTTGCATCTTTTTTACGCGACACTGACACACTTCTTGTGATACATGGCACATACTTAGACAGACCGTTCGATGGCAATAAGCAAGCGCTCAAAAGTGTAGTAGCGCAGATGAATGTAGCAGAAAAAATAAACTCATATGCGCACATAAATGATGATCATCATTTGCATCCAGTGGTTATCGGGCCGATCGTGCACATGTCGAAAGTATCTCGCGCACATGGTTTGGGCCCTTTGTCAGATCTCAACAAAAGTCTTGTTGCGCTAGAGACAGATGCATATAAGATGACCGGCGAGACAGACGCAGAATGTCTATTGGAGCTCGACACAAACATTAGAGCGCTAATACACACTGCTGGAGCATACATTGTGTTCGACACTGCACATATTTTTGAGTCGGGTATTAACTTGAGTGATCCGAAAACTATGAAGTTGTTCGTGTTGATGATTAAGAAGTTGATTGATGACATAGATATTCATCCTGGATTTCACTTGAACGATTCTGACACACCACTTGGATCGGCGATCGATCGTCATGAAGTACTTTGTCGTGGACATATTTTTAAGAGTCCAGGTGGTAAGAAAGCACTTTCTATCTTACTGCAATTCATGGCTGACGAACATGATACATTCGCCATTTTGGAAAATCCACCCGATGATGTTGATCATGGTATTGAGATGATCATGTCATTGTCCCAAAATTGATGTGCCATTATGCCATGAAAACATGGGCATACTCAAAAAAGTACTAGACATCTACTTCACATACTTGTTATTGCCTTGTGCTATCTTCCCGCTACTTGTGCTTATGATTATCTCGCTGTCTGGAATGGCAGAAGTAGCGATGTGGCTATATGTCTTAAGCGTCTTAATGCCTGTTGTATATCTTGTTGTTGGTGCGTTTGGGGTCTATTTACACATTGTGTTGAACCGCCCAAAACTAGTTGATTGCCGTGTATAGAGGAGGCCGTGATGATCGTCAGATCGTTCTTTTTTGCCGCCTGCTAAAATTGAATATGCCTCGAGTAAGGCATTATAAAAAAACTGCACGACGATGTTGTCTCAAACTCTTAAAGTACAAACACAAGATAAAAAAGATAGAAACTATCTTAAAAAACTTGAACGTGATGCTGAAGATAAATGTCTCGAAGATAGCGTAAGCTTGATCGATTCATTGTTGACTGAAGCTTACGACTACTTTAAAGTTTCGTCTCGTCTCCGTTACTTGTTCCGCGAGTATATGAATGCACCTGATGTAAGATCCATGCTCATTGCACTCAACCCGGTCGAAATGAAGAGATACTTGAAATTGAACAAAAATGCTGCTGCTCTCAAAGACGGAAATTCTGCTAACCCATCTTCCAAAAAGATGCTTTATGTTAGATACGCTGAAATTGTTTGTTCATACATGATTTGTCTCAAAAACAATACCAAGCCTGACGAGACATTTATTTCTCACATCAAGGCCATCATGCATGACGTCTACAATATTTGTGCCAAACTCAGAGAGAATCACAGCAATCAGATGTATGATCCAAATAGATATGCTCGTGAAAACAATGGTCGTACAGGTTTCTGGCGTATTTTCGTTGTTCCAATGATTGAACATATCATTCGTGATATGGCTGGAAGTAGTGAAAACTTCAATGACATGTTTTATCATATCTATGATGAAGGTGTCAAAGGACGTAGTTTTGATTCTTCAAACGAAGATTTGATCAAGATCACTAAAGATATCAGTCAGATGGCGTTCGAGAATTGTGTTGAAAGATACTGTAAGTTCATGATCTTTGTTTATGCTCATCACATGAGCATGTTTGATATTGTTTCATCGATGAGAAAATTCAGTCATCTTGTTGCGTACTCTACATATTTCTACGCAATAAAGTGTATCGTAACTTTCCCTGATCGTCTTATCTTCGATGCAAACAAGCTACCAAAGTATTTTGAATATGACATGTTCATTGACGCAGTTTGTGAAGTCACAGGTCGCAAACGTAGATATGATGTTAATTATGATATGGTTGCCGTTAATTACGACAATGAGCATGGTCTGAAATGTTTCGATCCAGCTAATATGTTCAATGCGAATGAAAACATATTCGCAGGAAAGAAATTCTACTACTTCGCTCGCACATATTATGACAACATCAGAAAGTCTCCGCCAAAGAGATCAATCGAAAATTGCAATCCATAAGTTCACACTTCACCCACACAGGTCTTGAGACCACCCTATTCAATGGTTCGAACTGTAAATCCAGTAATCACCCTTGAATGTCCGCCGTCACATTCGTGACATCGCCCTTCGCAACGGCCCGCCCAACCCACTACGTTCGTAGTACCCGCCCAACCCGTCACGTTCGTGACAAATCCAAATTTTTTTGTTGTATGTCAGCAAAAAATAAAACATGAATGCCGCGGATGCGATGCATCCATATGGTTCATAGACGATAAGATCTTACCGTCCGTGCTCATCATTCGCGCTCACTTTCCGTGGATAGATTCTTCTCTCATCTTTAAGTTGATCATCTTGATAGCATTAGAATATTCATTGTTACTCATACCTCCATTACCACAATATTCTGACATAACTGTCTTATCGGGAGACATACGCACAAAAATAACATTGCAATCATATATGATGTTGTAAACAACACGCAGACCTTGTTGTATGTCTGTGTAATTTTTTTGATTACCGAATCGATGATATGCATCACGGGCAGCACATGGCCAGGAACAATATATGCCATAACGGTCAAATACGATCGCTTCATCTGTTTTGTTGCCGTCTGAATCGAAGATAGGTGGTACTCTCTTAGGGTTCATAGGTATGAACGCAGAATCAGTAGTAAAGTTCAAGCCGCAGTTCCAACACTTGCAATCGCTCGTGCATAAATCTTGATCGGAGTACCACTTTGTCGGTATATCATTGTAGAATTTTGGGATGTCTTCTTTCGAAATATCGATGGTCACATTCTTGAGATCTACCAATCTTAATCCCCTAAGTTCTAAAATGTTGCTTCTAGCACGTCTAATCATAGTTAAATGTTATGACGGCCGGAAGGTTTTATATACAATTTTCGATCATACCGAAAAGTGGACGATCGATTATTGCATCGCCGATATGCCATTTGCTCTCATCGTCGAATGGAATGGTCAGATGCACCATTTTGCCAGACACCGTTGCCAAGATCAATATCACTTTGTCCGTTTCTTCGAGTGAAAACTCGGTCAATATTTCGTTCGAAGTAAATGGTGCTTCTTGCGACATGAGCTCAGACAACAGATAGTTCATCGCGACTGTACATGTGACGATCGGACCGCTCGTTGGTGATATCGCAGCGTAAACAACATATTCTATTTTGTTCGACGATGAGACGGCATCGTCAGCGGGCAGCTCGCTTACCGCATGATGATAATGATTGATGCTTCTCGAGATCATGTTGTCGATGAACTTTATGATGTACATCGTAATATTTTTGATGAGTTTATCCATCAAGAAGTTAACATACATACGTACCTTTTTTATCTGTTGTGTGATTCCTCTGAACATTTTATAACACGCACCTCATCGCCCGCAAATTAAGAATTCATAGAATAATTAAAACATGGTTATAAAGATGTCACTGAAATACTTATATATCGTGCAGAAACCTAATGATTGTAATACAGTAACTATATACAACACTAGTCATTTAATGCCAGGTTTACAACATGTGAAATATACTGTGCCCCATGTTAGTAGTACACCGTTTGATGTCATTCAAAACTATCTAACATCTAAGGGCGTGATGTACTCACCGACTAAATTGCACTCCAAAGATCCATCGATCATAACATCGTACAACTATTTGATGCAAGGTAAATGCCTTCCGATACATAAATTCTATCTTGCTACTCATCCGTTGCAAGCAGAAGTTCTGTTGAAGCTGTACACAAAAGTGACAGGCACAAACAACGATCACATCATTAGCAACTTGAACTCATCTGTCGAAGCGATCATTGGTCGCATTGATAACATTGATACAGCATGTAGAATGTCAATCACTGCCGACATCATGAATGATGTAGACAAAAAAATCAAAGAACATCACAACATTATATCCGCGCGCGATGAATATGTTTCGAGTGTCATTCAGAGCTTGATCGGTATCACATCATCTATGAGTAGAGAGATCAAAGAGTTATACACAACAGTTGAACATCTGCGTGAAACTGTATCCGCACTTGAAACAAAGGTTGATGCTAAGATCGACGCCAGGGTCGACGCTAAGATCGAAGAAACGATAAATGCAACTGTCACAAGCATCAAGACAGAGATCAACACTATCAAAGATGATATCGAGGGTCGTCATTACATCAATGACAAGTACTTTGAGGAGTCAGATGAAGACACGACAGAAGTTACGCTCGAAGAAAAAAATACAGACGGTGCCGAACCATCTGATGAACAACTTGACACGCAACCTGCTGCGAACGATACAGCTATACCGCCTGCAGATGTTCCGTCCTCATCGTCTGAAATAGATGCTCAGATGAAAAGGTCATGGTTGTGGTTTTAGTCTCTAGTCTCTAGCCCTAATTGAAATATTCTGCAACATCGATCGATTCCATGTTTAGTAACGATGACATAATCATCTCTCTAGTCAACTCATGTGAGTATACCATGGCGCGAACTACATTTTTTGGACTTTCGGAAAGATCTTTCTCATACAACTCTGGTCGTTCTAAACTGATCGCATCGAAATATTGCGCAATGAACGCGTCTAACTTTTGTATCAACTTGTAGTCATGTAGTTCAATAGGATCATTCGACGATGAGAATGGATAGCCGATGACAACGGGCAGATCTAAGATTTCGTCGACCGTATGTGCGGGGATGCCTTGATCGATCATCTTTATTTTTTTGTATCGACGTTGTGCATCTCTCTCATGAACATTCTCTGGTAACCTTAATAAGAACTCTCCAAACCGTAAGATGGCGCCATGCACCATTCGAGTTATGTGCTTCATCGCTGTTGTCGGATCGTCGAAACGGATCTCATTGGCGATCATATAGTGTTGTGTAACGATGATCAACTTCATCTCAAACCGCGTGCATATCATTCTGACATGCCATTCAAACTCACGCATATACTCTTCTCGAGACATCACTTTTGGTGGTACAAATTTGATCTCCATTTTCGATGGCGATGTATGTTGGTCCAATAAGATATAAACAAATGGGAATCAGAGGTTTGTGGCAAGCGATCAAGAATTCTTCAAGTACGAAGCCCCAAAAATTCGATGCAATAATAGTTGATGGTACGATGCTTGTCATCAATTTTAGCATGCCGATAAGACATCTGTCTCGAGACGTGTTTGCAGATGTGTTGCAAAGAACATTCAACAAGCGTATACATGATTTGTGCACGCGGTTAAAGTCGCCTGATGATGTCGCATCTCTAATTTTTGTGTTCGATCCATCAGAGAAACCGAGCAAAAAAATAAGACCTAGACAGAAGTTAGTTGGTTTGCCGATATATACGTTTGACATTTTTGAAGAGCTTATGCAGGCGGCTGGAGTGACAGTCGTCGTAGCACCAGATGGTCATGAGGCGGACGATGAGATGGCTGCCATATGTAACGATCAACGCACCGATGCTAACGCTAACACAATAGTATATACAGAGGACTCTGACCTCCTGTGCTTGGTGCCTGCTGTTATGCGTTTTGATTTTTCGATATGGTTGCTCGATGACATTTTACGCGATTTGAACATAACAAAAAATATATTCTTGGCGGCATGTGACATGGCAGCAAACGATTATAACGATTCAACAATGACAT